TATAATATAGTGCCCACCATACACAAAAAACCCCCAAGTGTCCGTGTGGGACGGACACTACTATGTGTATCTGTCCGTCGGGAGAACACACAAAGCGAGTCAAGTGTTCGCAGACGACGGACAAAACCGGCAAAATGTGCGTGCAAAAGAGACAGCACTTTGTACAAAATGCGTGTTATAGAGAATTAATATTTTGTGTAATATTTTATATAGAAAACACTTGCAAAACATACTTTGTCGTGGTATTATATACTTGTAAGGAACAAAGAGATACAGTACAGAAAGTTGAGGTCAGAAAAATGAGAGTAATAGGTAAAATTATATATGAAATGAAAAATAGTAACGGTTCTTCGGAATCGAGAGTCTATATTAAGCATTATGATTCTGTAAAAGAATTTAGAAATGCAATTAAAGAAATTACAGGAAATATTATAGTTGCAAGATATTCAAAATGCGATATGTTCGGAGCATTAAGAGAACCTGTATACATTGTAGGAAATGCCGGAGACGAATATAATTACATGAGAAAATAAAGGAGATACAAATGGAAAAGTTAGGTGGTTTATCAGAAAAAGAAAAATTAAGCTTGGTAGAATCTCACATGACTGATATAGAAGTTGTAGAAATACTCGGAAACGTTACAGCATTATACTTGCGTTTTAAGTCAATAAAATTAATAGAAATTGATTTTATCGGCAATACACTTTATATTTATTTTAATTCATTTTACTTAACAGTAAAAAACGATTTTGTTTCATTGGAAGATCTTTATAGAAAAATAGAGGACAAAATAATTATACAAGCAATGGGTGGTGCATTATGAAAGAACGCAAATACGATTTCGAAGCAATACGAAAATTGCAAGGCGATCAGTTAAAACAGGCTGTAAAAGAATTATCAGCACTTGCTAATAAACGCCTATCACGTTTGGAAAAAGCCGGCTTGACTCAATACGCTTATAAGCGTCTAGGAAAATTACAGGGCAAGGAAAAACCGCATTTTTCAAAACGGATATCAGATAAAAATTTAACAGCAACTCTAAATCAGCTAGAGGACTTTTTGAATAGACCAACATCCACGATAACAGGTGCGAAAAAAGCACACGCACGGGCTGTTTCTGAATTGAAAAAAGATAGGGTAACGGACGAAGGAATTTTCATGCGTGGTCTTGAATTAAATTATGAAAATCAGAATGATTTTTTTGATTTTTTAACATCTGAGGAGTACAAAACCATGTCACAATTAATAGCGTCTGAGGATTTACAGGAATTTTTCTTAGACGTTCATGACGAATTACCTTTGGACACATTGAAAAAATTATTTATTGATTTTCAAAATTTTAAATTTGGATGGAATGAATTTTATGATAAAATTGCAGAAGTACAGGAATTACAGTACATGCATGATCACGGCGAAAAAATGGATAAAGAGCAGAAAAAAGAATATAGGAGATTATTTAGATGAAATATATAAATGTTCCTAATAAAAACGGTATTAATAGAGAAAAAATATATTCATTGGATGAATTAAATATACCTGTTGTTTATGATACAAAACGCCGGAAAAAAGGAAAAACTGAAATAACTTATATTACATCTTTTTTCATGACGTTTGATATTGAAACGACATCTGTTATGATAAACGAACAGCCAAAAGCGTTTATGTACCACTGGCAAGCATGCATTAATCATAGCGTTATTTTCGGTAGACGTTGGGAAGAGTTTTTAGCGTTCATTGATTTTTTAGTAGAACGTTTAGAATTAAATGAAAGTAAGAGATTGGTTTGTTATGTTCACAATTTATCTTTTGAATTTCAATTCATAAAGGATTTTCTAAAACCGGATGAATTATTTGCAAAAGGTAGGCACAAAGTTCTTTATTATTTATCACATGGAATAGAGTTTCGTTGTTCTTATTTTTTAAGTAATATGAATTTGCAGAAATTTTGTGAAAATTCAAAATTATGTTTTCATTTTAAAATGTCCGGAGAAAATTATAATTATAAGAAGATAAGAACATGTGACACGGAAATGACAGAAGAAGAACTAGGTTACTGTTATTGTGACGTTGCTGGTCTTTATGAATGTGTCGAAACTCGCTTATTAGATGATGAACTAACAACTATACCTCTCACAAGCACCGGTTATGTCCGACGTGATTATAGAAAAAGGATGAAAAATAAACGGAATCGTGATTTGTTTATAAAATTAAGGTTAACACCGGAAACTTATACAATGTGTAAACAGGCTTTTCGTGGTGGCGACACACATGCAAATAGGTATAAAGTTGGTTACATTATTGTAAATGTAAAAAGTAAAGATCGTCAGTCATCTTATCCGGCTGTAATGAATCAACCTATTTTCCCAATGTCTCCGTTTACTTTTGTTGTTCCTAGGTCACAAGAGGAATTTGATAATTACATTGATAATTATGCATGTTTGATGAATGTCACGATATTTGAACTTGAGAATAAAATAGATCAGCCGTGTCCGTATATTGATTTAGCACATTGCTTGAGACATTCAGATATTATTAATGATAATGGTAGAATCGTTTCAGCAAAAATGATAAATTTAACATGTACAGAATTAGATATTAAGTGTATTAGAATGAGTTATGAATTTTTAAGTATTAAAGTAGAAAAAATGTACATAGCGAAAAGAGGTTTATTACCTGTTGAATTACGGGAGTATTTGATGGAACTTTATGATGGTAAGACACAATTAAAAGATGTTAGCGGAAAGGAGTATGAATATGCTAAAAAGAAAAATGATGTCAATAGTTCTTTTGGCATGATGGTTACTGCCATTGACCATGATGAAATTTATTACAATGCTGAAAGTGATATAAAATGGAAAGTAGAAAAAGAGGACTTGAAAGAATCATTGGATAAATTTTACAAATCTATGAATAATTTCTTACCTTATCAATGGGGCGTGTGGATAACAGCCGGAGCACGTTACGAATTACGTTTAGCAGTTACAGAAGTTGGAAATGATTTTGTATATTGCGATACGGATTCAGTAAAATATGTTGGAGATCATGACGATGTTTTTGAAGAATTGAACAAAAGAATTATAGAGGATGACGAAAATGCTTTTCCAAAAGCCTATTCTGAAAAAGATAATAAAAAGTATTATTTAGGCGTGTGGGAAGATGATGGGAAATATTCAGAGTTTCGAACATGGGGAGCAAAAAAATATGCCTATAATGATGAAAAAGGTTTTCATATTACAGTTGCAGGAATGTCAAAGAAAAAAGGTGCAGAGAGAATAGAAAGTATAGAGAATTTCAAAATAACAGGTGAACCGCTTAATGATGTTGGCAGACAGGTTGCCTATTATGTAGAGGAAGAACCTCATTATATAGATTTTAATAATTCATCTTTTTTAACAGCTTCTTCTCTTGCACTTTTTGATACTACTTATACACTAGGTGTATCAAATACATTTAGGGAATTACTGGAAAAAAATTTTTCTGAAATTTATGAAAAAGGTATTGACAGAATACAATAAATCTGTTAATATATAATTGTTCAAAGGAACAGACAAACTCAAGAAAGAGAGGAAAGAAAGAATGAGTAACAAAGAAAAGACAGGAAAAAGAGTACCTTTATTAACACGAACCGTGACAGACAGTTATACTTATAATCTGTACAGTTTGGAAGATGGTGCAATCACTATGTTAGATACTGTAACAGTGCCGGAGAAATTAAAAGAAAGCGATCTTAAAAAGATCGCTAAAGAACACGACGTGAAAAAAGTCATTGCGGAAGTAACATCTACAAGCGAACGTCTGCTTGGTATTACGGTGGAAGAATTTCTGAAAATTGCAAAACCGGTAGTAGATGGTAAACTGGTAGACGCTAAATAACTGTAAAAGAAAAGGAGAAGAGACATGAAAGTTTTAAGTACAAATTTAGACAGCAAAAAAGATGCTATCAACGCCGGCAATGCAATGGGCGTAATGAAAGATTATACCGGGGTATCATTAATAATGACCGGTTTTGTAATTTATGAAGATACAAAAGAAGATGGTACAGTACAGATCGTTACATCAATTAAAACACAGGATGGTTTTATCGGTTCTACATCTGCAAACGTCCGTTCTACTGTTGAAATGATTGAGGCAGAATACACACCGGAAGAAATTAAAGCCGGTATTCCTTTTACTATTCGCTCATCGGAGAGTAAAAACGGAAGAAAATTCTTAACTCTGGAGATACTGTAATGAGCGGTTATTATACGCTCGATAAAATAAAAAAGATAAAGGACTTGGACGGGAAAAAACCGTCCATTTTCCTTATTTCAAGTAACCGATCTGCCGGAAAAACAACAGCAGTATTGAAAGAATTTATCGAGTATTTTTTACAGGACGGAACACAATTTGCAATCATTTATCGAAACCAATATGAAATGTCGGACGCACACAACATTTTTGCTGATATTTTGCAAAGAGAATATCCGAATTATTCAATGGAAACAAAAGCATGTGCGAAAGGTCTGTTTTATCAGATTATATTAAAGGATGAAGAAAGTCATTTATGCGGTTATGCTGTCGGTTTATTTGCAGTCGATAAAATGAAAAAATACAGTCCGCTTTTTTATAATGTAAATCGTGCATTATTCGATGAATACCAGTTAGAAAACGGACGTTATATGAAAAATGAACCGCAAAAATTAATGTCATTGATTATATCAATCGCCCGTGGTGGTGGTTCGCAGTCACGAAACATTGATCTTTACATGTTATCGAACAATATATCAATTCTGAATCCTTATTACATTTCACTGGGAATCACGCAACGTTTAACGGATAACGTGCATTTTCTCCGTGGTCATGGTTGGGTTTTGGAACAGGGTTATAATTCATCAGCAGATAAAGCGGTATCGGGAAATAATATTGTCCGTGCCTTTTCCGAATCAAATTCAGCATTTACAGAGTACATGACAGCAAAAAATTCTTATTTGATTAATATGTCCGCTTTCATTAAAAAGCAGACTGGAAAATCTCGATATTTATGTACAATAGAATACGGCGATAAAAAAATCGGTGTGCGTGAATTTTATGAAAGTGGAGAAATACACTGCAATGATAAAATTGATCCCAGTGCATTTTATACTTTTGCTTTTACGCCGGAAAATCATAGTCAAAATACTGTTATGTTAAAGCGTTCATCTTTCATTTTCAAAACATTGGAAAATGCATTCGATAATGCTTATTTAACTTTTGAAAATATTGAAATAAAAAATATAATTTTTTTATTGTTAGGTATTGACATGTACGGATAAATATGATATTGTTTAATCACGGGGAAAAACGGTGGATTTTAACTGATAGCAGAACCAACTGGAAAAACAGTGCGTATCTCCGTGGTGGAGAAGTTAAAAGAAACCGCCCCATAGAAAGAGAGGAAAAAATGAAAATAAGCAAAAAAATGTTTTCAGTAGCAGTGTTGTTAATAACAATAGTTTTGGCTGTTGTCGGTTTTTTATTTACCGGAATTAATTATCTGCCAGTGCTTTATATTCTGATGTGTTTAGATTTCATCACAGGAATTGTGAAAGCATTTCAGAATGGTACTTTAAATTCAGAGGTTTGCTTTGCCGGAATTGTGAAAAAATTTTACATGGTTGTGATCGTTTCTCTTTGCATGGCTTTTGATTTTTATTTAAGAACTGATTTGACAAAAGTTATCTTGTCATTCTTTTGTGCAAATGAGGGATTGAGTATTGTTGAAAATACTGGGGAATATATCCCCTTACCGGATTGGTTAAAAGAAAAATGTATACAAATCAGAGGTGGAAAAGATGAAAATAAATGAAAAAGGCTTAATCATCATTAAGCGTTTTGAGGGTTTTCGTGCAAGAGCTTATAGATGTCCGGCGGGAGTTTGGACGATCGGTTTTGGGCACACCGGTGGCGTAAAAGATGGTGATTTTATCTGTAAAGAAGATGCTGATAAACTTCTTAAGAAAGACGTTGAGAGATTCGAAAAAATGGTTTCCAATATCAATGCAAAAGGAAATTACAATTTCAATGAAAATGAATTTTCCGCTCTGGTTTCCTTTGCATTCAATGTCGGAAATGTGAAAGGAGTCACCGCAAATGGAACACGGACAAAACAGCAAATTGCAGTTGCAATGTTAAAATACTGTTATGCTACTGTAAATGGAAAAAAGAAAAAACTTAGTGGTCTTGAGTCACGGAGAAAACAGGAATGTGTACTTTTTAAAACAGCAGTAAAAGTTTCGTGTGGTTTAGAAAATGGAGATTATAATATGAAATTAATTCAAAAAGGAAGTAAAGGAAAAGCCGTTAAAATATGGCAGTGTATTATAGGCATTACGCCTGATGGTGTTTTTGGTGCAAATACTGAAAAAGTTACAAAATCTTTTCAGAAAAATCACGGATTGACAGTAGACGGAAAAGTGGGAAAAAACACATGGTCAGCCGGTTTTTCCTCTGTTGAATAATTATGGCTTATGATTTATCTTCTACGGTTGTCGCTTATAACTCAAACTATGGCACAGTAAGTGTCCGGGTGTTTAATTACGCCGCAAGCATATGGAGTTTATTAAAGGCAATCGTTGGAAATGAATACGGCGTTGCCGGAATCATGGGAAACTGGCAAGTAGAAAGTTATAATTGTCCATTTTGCAAACAAGGAGATACGCCGCCGACTCAAATTTCTGTTGATTATTCTAACTCAATAGATAACGGAACAATTACAAAAAATGAATTTGTTACCAATAAATTAGGTTATAGCTTGGCGCAATGGACATACCCGACTAGAAAATCTGCTTACTGGGATTTTTGGAAAGCAAGTGGAATATCACAGGTCGGAGACGTGAATGTAGCAGTAGGTTTTGCATTATCTGAATTGCAAGGTGGTTATAGAAGCACTTTAACTACATGTCAAACAGCAACTTCTATTAAGCATGCAAGTGATTTTGTTCTGCATAATTATGAACAGCCGGCTGATCAATCAGCGTCACAGGAAAATTTAAGAGCGGCTTATGGAGAATATTATTACAGTATTTTTGCCGGAACAGAACCGCCAACACCAATTAAACCAATTAAGAAAGAGTTTAAACAGCTTTTTTATTTAAGGAATGCTTATTTTAAAACTTTTTCTTGACACGCAACCAACTTTATATTACAATATATTTAGAAAGAGAGGTATAGAAAAATGACTTTTGATGAAGCAATCAGTAAAGTAATTGACATTATCCCAGAAGAACGGATTGCGGAATTTGATGAGGTTGTAGAAACATTAAAAAATGAAAATACAAGTTCTGTAAACGCTGATGACTGGGAAACAAAATACCGTGAATTATCAGAGGTTTACAAAAAACGGTTTAAAGAATCTCTGAATACAGAGGTGCGAGCAGATGTAACAGAGGACGAAAAAGAAGAAGAACCGAAAACAGTAGATGTTGGTTCTCTTGATTTTTCAGCAGAAACAGAGTAGAGGGGGGTAAAGAAATGTCAACCACAGTAAAAACACCGGCAACTAATGAAAATATTATTCGTGCGTTACGGGATATGAATCCAAACACACGGATTCCCGACCCGATTAAAAATTCGATTGAGGGTATTTATGATGAAATTTTAAACGTTGAGCCGGTTCGGAATGAATTTATCGCAAGTCTGATAGGCAGAATTGCGTTAACGCAAATCAATGCGTCTTATTTCAAAAATCCATTGACCGCTTTAAAGACAGACCCAATGAGGTATGGACTTACGGAACAGGAAATTTTTGTTAATATGATCAAAGGAAAAACATTCGACGCTTTTGCCGGAACGAATGAGTTATTTGCTTTTTACGACAGCAATGTGATGTCGGCTTATCACAAGGTGAATCCAGCGATTCAATATCCACTAACGATTACTTATGATAATCTTAGAATGGCTTTTACCAGTGACTATGGTATTCGTGATCTTATTAATGCAAAAGTGCAAGCGGTTTATGCAAGTGCGGAATATGACGAATACTTGACAATGAAAATGCTGATTGAATCTGCATATGAAAAAGGACAGCTTTACAATGTACAGGTAAGTGGAAATAACGATTCAGCGGCGGCACGTGAATTAACGATCGCAATGAAATCTTACATCAATCAGATGAAGTTTCCACACCCGGAATATAACATTGCCGGTGCGACATCCTCTGCATTGGAAAACGGAATTTATTACATGGTAACGCCGGAAATGGACGCAGTACTCGACGTGGACGTTTTGGCAACAGCGTTTCACGATAACAAAGTTGATATCACGGCGCACAAGATCATTGTGGATAAATTTGCAAACACGGAAATTAAAGCAGTTCTTTTCGATATGCGTTGGTTTAAAGTGCGTGAGAATTTCAGAACAATGTCCGACAGCAGAAACGGTGCGGCACTTACATGGAATTATTTCTATACACTGTCGCAGATGTACTCTTATAGTCCTTTCTTTCCGATGATTATTTTCACAACGGAACAGAATGCGGCAGAAACAATTACTGTTGAAAATGCAACGGCGTCAAAAGCGACAACAGTTGAGATCAAAGCAAAAGCAACAAATACAGGCGATACAGGATATGTTTCACAGGTATTTGATTATTCAGTTAGCGGAAATAAGTCAGCTTTTACAAAATTCATTCCGGGTTCTAATATCCTTAGTATTGGAAACGATGAAAAAGCTACAACTTTAACTGTAACAGTTACAAGCAGAACTGATAGCACAGTGAGCGGAACAGGAACAGTTACTATATCTTAGGGAGAATGAAATGGAGTATATACCTTTTCCAGATTCAGTAGGGGTGGAGAGTTCCACCCCTCAAGCTGAATTAAAATTGTATAGCGGAGTTCCGTGGGATTATAATTACACGCATGTAAGGAAATATTCAAACAGAACGCAATTAGACACTTTTCTTGAAACTCTTGTAAAGTTTACTACAACAGAAGTGTCATTTATTAGCATGGGAGAAATTGATATTGCGATAGATTACAATCAAGCACTTGCTTATAAGTGTAATTATATGCGTTTTGTAAATACACCATGGGATAACACGCCGCATTATGCATTTATCAGATCAGTTACGCCTGTAAGCGCAACAGTAACACATGTAAAATTTGAACTGGATGTTTGGAATGAATGTCAGTTCGATATTGAGTTAAAAGAATGCTTCGTTGAACGTGAAATCGTAAAGAAAAGTTCCGATATCCGTGGTCGTTACACTTATCCAGAGGGATTACAGTTAGGAGATTATGTTGTAAACGGCAACAACTCTTTATCGACGATACCGGCTGAGGGGGATGAACGGAGAGAGGTTGTATATTGCGTGGCAAGCGCAGTTGATAATAATGCTGAAACAGCAGAAATGTCTTTATATCAAAACGTGCCATGTGGCTTATACATTGGAGTGTATACCAGTTTGGCAGATTTGCAGACTTATATTGAAAATGTTATAACCGCTAAAGGAAGTGCAGATGATATTGTCGACGCTTGGGAAATGCCGGCGACATTTGCCGATGTGAATAACATTGTAAAAAAGACTTTTTCCTTTTCAAAGAAAAGTATAAAAGATATTAACGGGTACACGCCGAAAAATAATAAATTATTTGCTTACCCATATTCATTTTTACAAATGACAAACAACAGCGGTCAAATTAAACAGTTTGAATTTGAACGATTCCACACGCCGGGTGCTGATGATCTTTGCAATTTTTATTATACTGTAAATGTTTCACCGAACCCTACACTTTATTGTTATCCACAATATTATAAAGGTGTACAGGAAAATTTTGGAGATTCAATTACGTTTAACGGTTATCCAAAAATTGCATTTCCTGTTGACGCATACAAAGCTTGGCTGGCTCAAAACAGTAACAATTTAATCATGTCTTTAGCAACGGGAGATAATGTACCAACCAATACAGGAGATTGGATTGGAAGAAGTATCATGACGGTCGGGCAATCAATCGCCGGAATCGGTGATATTATCGGAGCGATCGGGGGAGAACAGAAAGTTACTGGAAATCAAGTTGCGTCAAATTTTGGTAATTCCGTTTATAGTTTATTAAGCGGGAATTACCAGGCACAATTACAGGCAGATGGTATAAAAGGTTCAATCAGTAACACTTTACCAAAAGCGGCTAACTTTGACTGTATTTCTGTTTATCCCGTATCAATCACGGCAGAATTTGCAAAGGTAATTGACGATTATTTTTCCATGTTTGGTTATAAAATTTGCAGAGTAAAGAAGCCGGATATCACAGGTCGCTCATCATGGAATTATGTGAAAACACAAAATTGCAGTATTGATGGAAAATTCCCTATTGACATGTTGGAAAAAATGCGAAAAATATTTGACAATGGTGTAACAGTATGGCATACTAACGATATAGGAAATTATGCATTAAGTAATGAATGAGGTTAATGATGGGAAGAAACAGTTCAAATATTGATGTCTTAAGAGGAAAATTTTGTGGAAAAAATACAAAATACAATCTATATTTTAATAGATATTTTTATTATCTATTAGGACTGGCAGTAACTCGATTCAAATGGAAAAATCTGCCGCCGGAAATTGACCCACGATTCTTGGAAGAAATGTTATTTTTTCGTGGGAATGGTATTTTCTTTAAAGATGATATTGCAAACATGTTTGCAGTGATGAACGTTACAACAGCCGGTAACTTGGATATTTATGGTTATGGTGATATGCGGTTTGCGTATTCCATTAATTATAACGCTGAATTAACAAAAGAAAATAGTGTTTTACTACATGACAACATGACCGATTACCCTAGCGCCGATATTATTGCCATGCATGCAGACGCATTGGCAAACATGAGAATTTCCCGTGATGTAAACTTGATTGCAAACCGCACACCTGTTTTGGTAACTAGCACATGTGAACAAAAATTATCTGCCATGAATATCATGAAACAAATTATCGACGGTATTCCGTTTATTCATTTGAAAAAAGGTGTTCGTGACAATGGTGATTTAAAATCAGTAAGAACTGAAGCACCGGTATTATTTCCAGAGTTAGACGCCGCAATGCGTTGGGAAATGTCGGACGCCTGTACATTTTTAGGTATTAACAGCTTTTATTCCGATAAAAAGGAACGATCTGTTAGTGGAGAAGTTGATGGAAATACGGGAGAATTAGAAATGAACCGAAAAAATGCACTGGGAGTTAGACAGCGGAGTGCAGAGCAGATTAATAAACTTTTCGGCTTAAATATCACCGTGGAATTTAATTCTGATATTCCATTATTGAATAATGTTTCGGCTGAAAGAGATAGCGAGGTGGAATAATGGCTTACTATACACTTTGTTTCAAAGACATTTACGACAGTTTTACGACCGGTGATAAATGGCAAGAACGTGTTATGAAAACAGCGGAAAATATTTTTTCTTTTCCTTTTCCATGGTATAACGATAATTCTGATGGTAGTTTGGAGAACTTTAAGCGAATTTTTGTAGAAAGCCATTTTACTGATGAAATCGGGTTCGAAACAATGGCATTATTTAAAATGCAGATGCAGAGAGTATTTTATCAAAAAATTCCATACTATACTGATCTTTATAAAGCACTGAACATTACTTATAATCCTCTTATCAATCATGAAATCAGTGGAAAAAGAAACGGTGAAAAGAAAGATAATGAAAATGCAACTGGAAAAAATACAAACAGTGGAAAAGATTTGTCATTGACAGAAAACAGTGGCAGTGATAAAATAATTACGGAGTCAAAAAAGCAAAGCGATAGTGAAAATTCAAACACTACAACAGACAAAAGCACAACGACTGTTAATAGTTCGAATAATAATCAGACATTACGAAGCGATTATCCGCAAGCAAGTTTTACGAAAACAAAAGATTATGCAAGCGAGGTAAATCGTGGGCAGTCGAATGATGAAAGTACAAATACTGTTAATGATACAGTGAAAAGTGACGGAACTGGAAGTGTGAAATCAGCGGATTCTACAATTTCCACTACAACTTTAGGCAACAAGTCACAAAATACTTTCACCCATGGTCATGTTATCGACAGTGAAAATCAGATGAAGCATGAACATGAATATACAGACATTTACTCTGATAGCGGATGGGGCGGCGGCAGTAAGACAGATGAACTGGAAAAATACAGAGCCGCTATCCGAAATATAAATGAAATGTTATTACATGAATTTGATGATTTGTTCCTGGGGCTTTATGAACCTTTAGAAAATAACGCATGGTATAGCCCGTTACGCGGATATTAAAGAGGTGATAAAATGATATATTTTCCATACGTTTATCGTACAATTCCAATCGGTTATGATGATAGCATGAGTTATTATGAACAACTTCTTGCAATATCGAAAATTTTAAATGAAATGGGAGAGGAAATTACAAAAATTGAAGAAACTATAAACAATATTCATGATTCGATTTTACAGGATGTCAAAAAAGAACTTTTGGAATTTAAAACTAAAATCGACAGAGAAATTGACGAACTAAATACAAAAGTAAATAAGGAAATTACAAAACTTAAAGATGATACAGAAAAAGCACTGATTTTACAGGATAAAAAATTTACTGATAAACTTCTTAAATTTGAAAATGAAATTCGTGCTAGAATGAACGAACAGGATAACAAAATCAGTGATGTTGAAACAAAATTCTTTAATGCGTTATCAGAACTTGATTTAAAATTAAGCGGCAGACTAACAGCACTTAGAAATGAATTTTATGACTTGACAAAAAGTATCAATGCGATATATACTTATATTGACAAACAGGATGTTTTTTACTGGAATGAATTGAAAAAATATTGCGACGAACTCTACAAAAGCCGTAAAATGTATTATGTGAAAAATCCAATTACAAAAACAGTAATGGATATTAACAGTACACTTGAAATGATGTATTATATTTGCAGTAATGCATTAACGGCTAGGGAGTATGAATTTTTAGGACTAACGGCACAGGAATACGCCGATCTTAAATTGACATGCATTGAGTACTTAAGAAATTTAAGACGCCGCTACGACAGAAAATTATTTCAGTTTGATTTTTCAATGCAAAATCCATACAGTGGTAAATTTGAAACAATTATGCCTGTTATCAGACAGCTTATCAAATTCCATGAGGAAGTTAATTCATTAACTGCGGCTGAATATGCCGCTCTGCAATTAACAGCAACCGGATATTTTGATAAAGGTGCAACCGCTTACAATTATTATGTACTTGGAAAACAAATTTTCCAGTAGAAAGAGAGGATATTAAATGAGAGAAACGCCAAATATCAAATTAACGCAATTCGAACCAAATGATGTACCAAACTGGTTAGATCAGTATAACAGCGACATGCTTAAAGTAGATACCGCCGTTGGTGAGCAGAAAACAGAAAATTCAAAATATGAATTGCGGTTTACGGCAGATGAGGAACTGATTAACAACAACAGGACGCAAATCAACGAAAACACGCAAGATATTGCAAATGTTAAAGATGATATTAAAAATATCAAGGGTGGTAGTACTACATCAATCGCCGGTTTGCAAACAGAAGTGGCACTGGTTTCGCAGTCTTTAACTACTTTAAAGGGTGGCAGTGATAGAACAATAGCAGAACTTGAGACCGATCTGAACACGGATAAAGCGGAGATCAGTGCATTAAACGGTCGTGTAGAAACGTTGGAAGATAGTGTAAAAAAGATCGGTACAAATTTAGCTGACTATAAGGGTGTAAATATACCTAATACAGTATCGGAAAACTTGATAGTAACTATTACAATAGACAATAAAAATAAAGAGGGGCATTATTTTGCTCACGTTAATGGATACTTCGAAGAAAACGAAAACGGTATTAGGCAAATTGTTTTTAAAAGAACAAGAAATGGTGAAACGATTGACATTGGTATTGCTAACAATCGTGCAGTTCCAACTGTTAAAACGAATTTGAATATTGCGACAGTACCTTTTGATGCAAAATTAAATGATGTTTTTTCTCTATATGCTATGCAAACATCTAATACTACTATTAATGTGATTGGTACTATGTCGTTATACCGTTTGCGTGAATAGGGTGCTTAGCACCCTATTTTATAGTATTCTTGCCATGTAATATTCTGTAATATTTGTCAAGTAATTTCCTGTCTTGTTTAAGATAAAAATAATTACCATTCAAAAGATCGCTTTGAATTGCAAGTTGCATTTCTGAAATAGCAAAAAGTAAAAATTTTTTATCATTTTCATGTTTCATTCTTCCACACCAACTTTCTTAAAATACTGTTTATCCCTATCACGCATGCTAAATAAAAGACATACTTCATAACCGTGGAAACGTTGAACTGGATAATTACTTATTCTATTTAAATCGTCACATTTGAGTTCATATTTAGTATTACTCCCCTCAAATTGAATTGTTAATGTATCGCTGTACATGTAATCAATGTTATAATAAAACAGATCTTTTAAACTAAGCATTACATTACCACCCTATCTTGTATATTTGCAACCAGTTATTATTTGTATAAGCATGCCTTTTTTACTGATAGTTCTACCAAACATGTTATACTTTCTTTTGTCGATCTGCATTAAATATTGTTTTAATTGCTCTACTGTCATTTTTCTTAATTCTGTTATTGTTTTCATTTTTACCTCATCTTTCTTATTATAATAATTTCTTTAACTCTAGTAATGTTTTTGCTGTTGCTATTTTATTCCATTCGTTATCAAAAGCAAGATATTCAATATCGCCTTGCACTGTTCGATAATCCCATGTCAATTCATTTTCCCATGACTTAAATATTTTATAACCTTTATAGCTTTTCAATTCTTTACTATGAAACATATTTTCTTACCTCAACTTTCTGTACTGTATCTCTTTGTTCCCTACAAGTATATAATACCACGACTCTATATATTTTGCAAGTGTTTTCTATATAAAATATTACACAAAATATTAATTCTCTATAACACGCATTTTGTACAAAGTGCTGTCTCTTTTGCACGCACATTTTGCCGGTTTTGTCCGTCGTCTGCGAACACTTGACTCGCTTTGTGTGTTCTCCCGACGGACAGATACACATAGTAGTGTCCGTCCCACACGGACACTTGGGGGTTTTTTGTGTATGGTGGGCACTATATTATA